GCTTCTCCCGGGCCTCAATGCCATCTTCGGTACCTCGTACAACGAGTACCCCATGGAATTCTCGGAGATATATACCGAATATTCCAGCGATCGTTCCTTCGAGCAGGACCAGAAGGTCACCAGCTTCCAGTCGGCGCCGGTTAAGCAGGAAGGTGCCGCCACGCTGTTTGATACCGCGCAGGAAGGTTACACGGCGACTTACGTCATGGAGACGATCTCCATGGGGTTTGCTCTCACCGAAGAAGCTTTCGAAGACAATCTTTACGACAGTCTCGCTACTCGGTATTCGCAGGAACTTGGTCGCGCGATGCGCAACACCAAGGAAATCAAGGCGGTTATCCCATTCAATACGGGGTTCACAGCCGTGGCTTCTGGCGGGTACACGGTCGGTGATGGCGTGCCGCTTTTCTCGACCTCGCATCCGCAGGTCGCGGGCCCCGTCATTTCGAACCGTCCGTCTGTGGCGGTTGATCTTAACGAGACCAGCCTTGAGAATGCGACCATTCAGATTTCTGGATGGACGGATGATCGGGGTAAGCTGATCCAGGCCCGCGTGCGTAAGATGATCGTTCCCAAGGAATCGATCTATATCGCCACGCGTATTCTGGAAACGCAGCTTCAGACCGGCACGGCTAACAACGACATAAACGCTCTCCGGGCTATTAGCGCAGTCCCGGAAGGTTTTGCCGTGAACCACTACTTGAGCGATAGCGACGCGTGGTTCCTGATGACAGACGTTCCGGAAGGAGCCAAATATTTCAACCGTGTTCCGGTCTCCGAAAGTAGCGATGGAGACTTCGATACCGGAAATATTCGGTATCGCCAGCGCGAGCGCTACAGCTTCGGATTCAGTGACTATTTGGCTATATGGGGAAGTCCAGGGGCGTAATAGCCACTAGACACGAACCATACAAAAGCATATAAAGGCCGTCTCTTATAAAAAGGAGACGGCCTTTTGGCTTATAAATTAGGGGTTTGCACCGTATGCGGACGCGAACGACGTATTGCGTCGAAAGGGCTATGCGGTACTTGTTATAGCCGCTTACAACGGAACGGAACCACCGATTACGTTCGCAAAGGGACGTTTACCCTATGCACCGAGGAGGGCTGCAATAACCGTGCAGTCAGCCACGGGTTGTGCCAGAAGCATTCGCAACGGATGCGTAAACATGGGCACACAAATCAGACACGTCCCGATAGTTGGGGGCAGATCAACAAGCACCCATTAGCAGAACAATGGAACTACCTGCATAGTCATAAAGGGCAGGTAAAATGTGCCCCCGAATGGCAGACCGACTTTCTTCGGTTTGCCGCAGATGTTGGCGAACAGCCTTCAGACAAGCATCGATTGGTCCGTCCGGATAGGTCCAAACCTATTGGCCCGAGTAATTTTCGATGGGAGTTGCCGTTAGTTACCCGCGAACCGGGGGAATCCGATCAAGATTATCAAGCGCGCTCTTCTCGTATCCATCGCGCGATAAAACCCGAAGCGTACAAACGACGCGAACTACGCCGCCGCTTCGCAGGGTTAAAGCTGGAGGAAGTTCAGGAGTTATCCAGATTTCAAAATCACCAATGCGCTATTTGTGGACGCGAAGAAACTGCGGTGTTGTGGGAGCGAGTTCTGTCGTTGGCGGTAGACCACGAGCATAAACCAAACGGCAAAGTGCGCGGGCTGCTCTGCTTGAAATGCAACCGAGCACTCGGCTTATTTGAAGATAGCGAGACCAGTTTGTTGGCTGCTATAGCGTATCTAAAAGACCCGCCCATGGATCGGATGCGCGCGACCCGCATCCTTGAGACCCAGCTGCAGACCGGTACCGCGAACAACGACATAGCTGCCGGGCTTGACGAACCGCAAACTCCGTAGCATCCTCCGCGTGCTCTTCCAGTTCTCCCCCGTTCTGGATCGGCAGATGGAAGTGCGCAGGTTTTCCCTCCTCCCTGACCTGCGCAACACTTTGGCCCGCCCTTACCGGCGGGCCTTTTCTTTTCCGGCATAACAGCGTACCAATCGTCTATCGGCGCCCTGTGAGGTACCCAATCCTCGGCTACTCCGGCTGCAGCGCGCCCCATGTAGATCAAGGCTATGGGCCTCACGAACTTTCCGAATGGCGTGTCGAGTTTCGGTTTGCCGGTATATGGCACGCCGATTAATGGCGCCCCTCTCACCGGCACCGTCCTTTTCGTCGACACCGTCAATGGCGTGGACGCTGGCTCGGGCATCGGTCCGAACGCGCCGTTCCAGACCCTGACTTACGCGTTGACGCAGGTGCCATCCGGCGCCTACGCGACGATCTATCTCATGCAGGGTTCGACGGTGACGATCTCGTCCGCCACGGCGCTTCTGCTCAACGTCGCCAACGTGGCGATCATCGGTCTCGGTACCGGGTCCCAGCGTCCGGTGTTCAACTTCACCACCGCGAACACCGCGGCCATCCCGGTCAGCGCCGCCAACGTTACCGTCCAGAACATCCGGCATATCGGAAACTTCCTGTCGATCGCTCGGGCGTACACGGTCACGGCGACGGGCTTCACTCTGGACAGCTGCTCGTTCACCGACGCCAGTGGCGTGCTCAACTTCCTCAACATCATCAACTGCACGGGCGCGGCTAATACCGCGGATCGACTGACTGTCACCAACAACTCCTGGTACGGCCTCGGCACGACCTCGGTGAACAGTTTCGTGCTGACGGCCAACGACATCGACAGCCTGACCTTCTCGGGCAACACGGTGAACCTGGCAGCGACCACCGACGCAGCGAGCGGCGTGACGGTCACGGCCGGCATCCTGACCAAGGCCTCGATCGCCTACAACCGCACGTATCGCAAGAACACGGCGACCACGACGGGCGCGTTGGTCAACCTGAGCGGCACCACGTCGACGGGCCTGATCAACAACAACTACTGCTTGACGCTCGATGCGTCCTCGCCGCTGCTGTTCACGGCAACGACGGGCCTCGGCGCCTTCGAGAACTACGTCTCCGGCGCGATCACCCTGTCGGGCCTGCTCACCCCGGCCAACGCGTAATCGGCAAGCGGGAGCTTCGGCTCCCGCTTCCTTCACCAGGAGATCTCGATGTCGGGCGACAACCTTCCAATTCGCGGCGTAGCGGTTATTACGCCGGGTACTGCAGCCCCGCAGGGGCGCGTGTTCATCGTCAATTGCACCGTGGCGGGAAACGTCAATGTGACGTTTCTGAACGGGCAGTCGCACATCATTCCGGTAGCCATAGGTTATTCGGTGTTCCCGTATTCGATTACGAACGTGGCGGTGTCGGGCACGACAGCCACGGCGACCTACGCCAACGGCATGTGACCCAGCATGCCGCTTCCTTTTGCAGGCCCAAGCGCATCGTTGGCGGCGTGGCCAGTCAGTAACTTGGCTGGCACGAACCTGCGCGCGGCGACAGTTTTCCTGCCAGAAACGCAGGCGTTGTTCGCCCGCATGACGACTCCGCCGACTTACGCCCGTGCGGTGTTGATGAATGCGCTGATCGGGTCGCTGGTCACTGCGGGCGTGTGGGCAAAGCTTGACAGTCTGTACGTTCTCGCAAACTACGACGAGCAGGCGGCAACCCGGAATTGGGTGGCGGACGCCTACAACCTCACGGTTGTTAACACGCCTGTATTCGCGGCTGATCGTGGGTACACTGGCGCCCTCACGCGCTATCTGGACACAACGTTCAACCCATCTACCGCCGCAGGCTTGTTCACAGCCAATGCCGCGCACCTCGGCGTTTGGAGCCGAACTGCCGGCATGCTGGCTGGTATCCCTATTGGTGGCCGGCAATCGTTCAGTTCGAGAAGTTCGATGGTCATTCCCCGTCTAACCGGGGACCAGACCCACTTTGCCGTCAACCGAAACGGAAGCCAAACCGTCGCCTCTCTTGATGGGACCGGTCATTTTGTGGCCAATAGATCTGGGGCGGCTGCCTCGCAGGGCTACCGCAATGGCGTCGGTGTGACGTCCGATACGTCTGCGACGGATGCCATCACCGACCTGCCGCTTTTCATCCTGGGCATCAACCAGGCGGGGGCGCTGGCGGCGGTGTTCTTGGGGGAGGTGGCTGCGGGGCACTTTGGCGGATCGCTTAGCGCCCCGGAAACGGCGGCCCTGTACGCAGCGCTGCTTGTCTACATGCAAGCCGTAGGCGCAGCGTGACGCCCGACGCCATAGACCTCGTGCTGCGGCACGAGCACGGCGCTTCAACGGGTGGGTGCATTGAGCATTTTCGTGTGGTATGTTTTGGTGGCGCGCGGCTAAGAGGAGGCGAGGATCACAACCTCCGGAACTACGTCATTCCAGCTTAACGTGGTGGAATCCATAGAGGAGGCTTTCGAGCGCTGCGGCCTCGAGAGCCGTTCAGGCTATGACATGCGGACCGCGCGCCGCAGCATCAATCTGATGATGCAAGAGTGGAGCAACAGGGGCCTCAACCTTTGGACCTACGAAGAGCGCACGCAGCTTCTCACCTACGGCGTGTCGGAGTACCTGCTTGGCGCAGACATCGTGGACGTGCTCGAGCAGGTCGTGCAGTTGCCACCGGGGCAGACGAGCCCCAGCCTGAACCGCTACAACATGACCCGCGTGTCCGTGAGCACGCAGGCGACGCGCACCAACCCCGGCATCACCGGGCGGCCGGTCGAAGTGTTCTACCAGCGGCTGACCGGCGGCATCACGGCGCACATCTGGCCGCTGCCCGGAACGGGCGGCCCCTACACGCTGGTCTATTGGGTCCTGCGCCGGATCGAGGATGCCGGGGCGTTCACCAACACGGGCGACTTCCCGTTCCGTTTCCTGCCGGTGTTCGTGGCGGGGCTCGCTTACTACATCGCGCAGAAGAAGCGGCGTGATGACCCGGATCTTGTCCAGACCCTCAAGGCTGAATACGCCGAGGCGTGGGCAGCGGCTTCGGAGGAAGATAGAGAAAAAGCAACGCTGAAAATCGTGCCACGCGGATCGAGCTATCGGGTGGGCTGGAACTGATGCCTTCGTCTGGCGGCACAACCCAGAGCAGCGTGCGTCCTCCTTGGGCCTTGGGGCTCTGTGACCGTTGCGGCTTCGCGTTCAAGTTGAATCAGCTTCGGATGGAAATTTATGATCAGCGCCCGAATGGCCTTTTGGTTTGCTCGGCATGTTTGGACGTTGACAACCCCCAGCTTCAACTCGGGCGGTTGAAGGTCAACGACCCGCAGTCGCTGCTCGATCCGCGCCCGGACACCGGGCGACCCGGTTCGACTTCCCTGTTCGGCTGGCTCCCGGTGGGGAACCCCTTGACAAATATCCAGTGCGAAGTCGGGAATATCACGGTATTAGTCGTCTAAGGAGATCGACATGAAAACCAGCAAGATTATCGTCCCCAAGAAGATGACCGCAGGCGCGGCCGGCGGCCTCGGGCGGCTCGAAAAGAGCGCGCTCGCTCCGTCCGCAGGGAGCAAGAAGATCAAATGACCAAGAAGAACCCGCCCCCGGAGACTAAGCCGAAGAAGCCCATTCCCGGACTGTACACGGGGCCTAAGCCGACGCGTCGTATGACGTGGGAAGAAAGCCGCAAGGAGATGAAAATCCCGAACGACAAGGACGGCTACGCCAAGGGCGGGTTGGTGAAAGGAAAGCGCAAATGACCATGCAGACCCGAGGCTTCGGCGCGGCGCGCAAGCCCGCCAACACCGCGCCCATCGACCGCTACTGCATCAGCCCGCAGCTGGCGCCCTCGACGCTCACGCCCGCGGCCAAGAAGCTCTACGCCGAGGCGGAGAACTACCATCCCGGGCGGGCCGTGAAGGATAGCGGGCGGAAGTGACGACCCTCGTCGAACTCACCGAC